TCTCATAGCGCTTGTACTCCAGACCGAACAGAGCGTTCAGGCCGGGCTCCAGCTCTTTAACGAGTTGTGAACGGGTAATAGCCATGATTAAGCTCCATCAGCTGCAACACCGACGCTACCGTACTGGTGTTGATTGAGTTTGACAACGACCACTGCGTTGGTACCCAGCTCATTGTCCGGGGACTCGTAGAGGCCAACAATTTTGAAGGTCAGAGCAGCGGTCTTCGCAATGGAAGCGGAGCTCAAAGAACCATTCGAGACACCAGAGGTGGTGCTACCGGTCGTGGAAGCGGTCGGATCAGCGTTCTTGCCAATGTTGGCCTGAGTCACTGCGCCGTCAGCTTGGACCAGGAACAACTGGCTCGGATCGTCCAACACTTCACAGGCGATGATGCCTTGGGTAATGTTGACGCTACCGGGATAGTAGTTCTTCCACGTCGGCTTGTTTGCACGGGTGGGATCGTCGTACTGGCAGCCGTTGAACACACCGGTGGGACCGGCATGGGTAGCTGCGTCATACTTGATGATGTAGCCGTCATACACGACGACCAAGTCACCCTGATAGATCGCGCCTGCTTGGTTGTCAGCAATCTGATACCCGTATTGTTTTTGGGCACCGGTAGCGGACAAGTTACCAGAGGGGCGCAGACCAAAAGGCTTGTTTACGTTTGCCATTTGTTAGCTCCTGCTAAGTTTGGATAACCAGCCTCACTTAGGCGTTTGGCTGGCGGAAAGTTGTGCGCGAACTCCGCTCGGGCGTCTGAATTCGCATTGTAGAGTGAGCGTTTTCACGCATCATCTCGTTGTCCACAGCGTGCAACTGGTCCTGGGCCTTACGACGATAGTACTCGTTGCGCTCCTCGATGGTTTCCTTGGGAATCTTGGCAAGCAAGAGACCACCAACAGCAATGACGCCAGCGTGTTTGCCGTCGTCCAACGTCGGCAGGAGAGCCTGATACTCTTCCGGCACTTCTTCCAAACGCACGAGCTCATAACCTTCGCGCAGCTTGGAATAGACGTTTTGCTTGTCTTGGAAACCATTGACCTCGGAACGAATCCAACGGTACTCAAAGCCTTCAGGGGCAGGCGGCGTGTCAAGACGTGACGGGGGAGTCCATGGTTTGCGGCGTTCAGCTTTGGCACGGGTGTCCGCACTGCGGCTGGCACGATCAATTTTCATTTCGCTCATGTCTTCACTCCTTCACGTACTTGGCATATTCCTCGAGAGGAACGCCCAGTTTCTTCGCAATAGCAACCTGACTCGGCGAAAGCCGGACAGTACGGCGCACACTATTCACTCCCGAACTACGGGTTGCAGGGGCAACAGCTGGTGCGGAACGCTGTTGTCTGGGGGATTGTTCGTTCGCAAAGTGTTTCGGAAATTGTTCCCGAATCCTTTGATTAAGAACAGTATAGTATTCATCTGAGGACGGGTCAATGCCCTCTTCCTCAATCAAAGTCTGGTGGATTCCCCACGCTGCATACGTCATCGTGCGATCCTTACCAAACCACTCGTTCTCTGCGGCCCACTCCTCAGCACGGGGGTCCGGTGCAGCGGGTCGCTGCTGGGGGGCTTGCTGCTGGTAGACCTGCTGTGGCTGTTGCTGTTGCTGCGGGGGCTGCTCCTGCAGGTACTGGGCAACTTGACGCTGGTCCTGGATCAAGGCGGCAAGCCGTTCTTGTGCTTCAATCTCAGTATCCAGGTCGCCCTCTTCCTTAGCCTTGCGAATGATCTGGCGCAAAGAGGCTTGTTGGCTATCCAAGCGAGCTTTGGCCTCGTTCAGGCGGCTGTAATCCGTCTGAACTAGGCGCTGCTGAAGCGTGCTGGCTTGGTTTTGTAAACCTTTAGCATACTCCAGGGCGGCCTGCTCACGGCGCTCGGCTTCGCGCATGCGAGCAGTGAGCTTTGCGATGCGCTTTTGGACGTTGTCGTTGACAGCGTCCAGTTCGTCCTTATTGGACTGGGGTTCCCGGGCCTGCGGCTCCGGGGGCGTAGTTTGTTGCGGGGTTTCTGCCTCAGGAGCATCAAGGGACACCGTAGTGGCCTTCTCGTCCGCTCCCAAATCAAATTCCAGCTGATTGTCGTCCATCACAGTTGCCATTTTTTACCTCACATGTGCAGAATATCTTCTGGGTCTTTGATCGTTGCCAGTATCTCGTCATCGTTCAAGATGCGGATCTCACCGCCGTCAATCATCATGCGAGCACCCGCATAACGACCAAAGATGATCCAGTCCCCCTCCTTGCACCAAGGGCCGTCGGGGAACTTGTCGGTGTCCTTGTAAGCCAAAGGGCCTACTGCCAGGACATACGCGCACGTGGTTGTGAGTTGTTGCCGATCCAACGTCTCTTGGGCCAACTCAATGCCGCCTTTAGACTTCTGGGCCCCTCGGTAGGGCAGTACGACAACGCGCCAGCCTGTCGGCCTGGGCAAGTGGTCCTTCATGGACTCGCCTTGCTCAATGTGGCTAGTCTTGGCGGCTTCAGCAGCGACGGCTGCCGCAGCTTCTTCGGCAGCTTTGGCCGCAGCCTCTTCCGCCCATTTCTGTTCAAGTGCAGTTGCTTCCATGGTGTTTCCTTCTAGTCGGGGTTTTTGCTTAGGATGTCCTTAACGGCATCCTCAACAAATCGGTACCCCTCCAGACGGCCCATAAGGAACTTGTACTGCTCCATATCCTTGACCGCACCGCTCACCACCACCCGCTCCGTGTCTTCACGGAGGCGTTTGACGGTGACTAGCACTTTCTCAGTAAATTCAAGCATGGATTGCTCCAATGAAGCAGACACTTGTTACCCGTGTCAGGAGGGTTATGCATATTATGCATGAAATCTACGCGATCTTCACCTTTCTGAACGCGTCTTTTCGATAAACGTACTTTACACCCGGTTTTTCAAGCTCTACTTTGCCCTTTGGCGGTCGCTCCAGCTGGGGGAGCGGCGAGCGCTTGGGCGTTTTGGAAGTCTTGTTGTTGGATTTGGGCAGCATGTTGCGCTCCTTGTAGGTTGAGGTTGGCGGTGTCCACGCCAGTTTTGGCTTCCAAAGTTGCAGCCTTTATCTGCAGATTGGCTTGATCGTCCGCAATCTCAGCCTGGATGCGCTGCTGGTCCAGTTGCAAGCGGCCCTGGTCAAGCTGAGCACGCTGCTGGTCGCGCTGGGCGTTTTGCTGCAGTTCCTGCTTTTTCAGGTCGATTAGCGGGTCCTGCGGCGGGGCACCGGCCAGCTTTTCCTGCATCTGCTTCATTTCCTGGAAAAACTGCGCCACTTTAATGGCCACCATGGCCTCGCGCTGCAGCGCAGAGACCAATCCTTCCGGGTCCGTGCCGTATTGCTTGAACAACTCGGCTTCCGTTTCTTCTTCGGCCTTCAAACGGACGTGGTCGAAGCAGTGTTTCTGCAAATTTGTCGCCACGTTGGGCATGCTGGCAATCAGCGGGGACAAGCCAAACATCAAGTGCGTCATGATGTGGGCATCGTGCTGCTGACCCGCAAATGCCTTGAGCGGCGAGCCGTCCAGGGCCTGTGCATTCTCGCTTGCCGGGTCCTTGGGCTTGTCCACGTTCTGCGTGTTCAGAATCTGGTCGATATCCCGCACGCCAATCGCTTCATACATGCGGCGGTATGCCTCATACATGTTGTGCATCTGCGGTGCGCTTTGAGCCAGCTGCAACTGGGTCTGCGCCATGGTAATGCGCTGCGCTACCGAGAAGATGTTGGGATCAGAAACCGGCAACACATCAATGCGGTCATCAAAATCTTTGCGTTTGATGATTCGGCTTTCGCCAGGAACGTCGTAAGGGTACTTGTCCGGCAAGAACTCGGCAAAACCTTTGGCCAAAAGCTGAAACTCAATCTTCTGGCTGTAGTGCAGTCGCTTGTGTATCGACGACATGACCGAGCTGCCCTTTTCCAGCAGCGCAATCGTCGTACCCACCGCAGCATTCTGGTTGCTGTCCCCAACCTGCATGTCAGTAATGCTGGCCAGACGACGGCCCGCCTCCACGCAGAAACCAAGCAGCGAGAACAACGTCTGGCTCGGCTCCTTGTACGGCAACGGCAGCAATGAATTCTGCAAATCAGCCCCGCCCGCATCAATATCGCGAAACTCCCCCGGCTGTAGCGGCATATCGTCGTTCATGATCCGTGCGCCCTTGGCCTTGAAGCCCGCAGGCAGGTTCACGAGCGTTCCAGCGTCCACCAACTGCTGCAACGCAGACGTTGCCGTCTTGGTCAGGCCACCAATCAAGTGCAGGAAACCAAGACCATAGGCTCCCGGACCCTGGACCAGCAAGTAGTGGATGTAATACTGCTTGCGGGCATACAGTTTGTCGCCTTCTTGCCAGTTGCGACGCACCCCAACACATGCCATCGTCACTTCATCAATCGTAACGATGTAAGGCAGCTTAATGCCGGTCGGCTCATCGTCGTCATCCATATGCTCAAAGCCCTGGATGTCCAAATCCACCTGAAACTCAAGCAAAGAAATCTCTTCTGGCTCCGTCGTAGGCTGGATGCCAATCGTGCGGTCCACTTCCTTCTGGATCGTACTCTGCGGCAGCTGTGCCGGGATAGATGCCTGCGCAGTATCAAGGTATTGACCACGCAACACGGCCTTGTTGTAGTCGTTGACCGACATTGAAACGCGATGCACGATGCGAGGGCACTCGCTCATGACCGACGAGCCCTTGTAGGGGATGTACAGGTCGTCCGGCGTGATCAGCTTGCTGACCATGCGCTGCTTGTCTTCGTCGAAGTACACCTTCTTGAACGCCGAACCGCCGTACCCAATCCAGAACAGCAGCTGATCAAAGTCAGGCGTGTACTCTTCCATCACCGTAGTGATTTGGTAGTTCATGAAGTCGCGCACACGGTCCGCTTGCATTAACTTTTCACGCGTTTCCTTGCCCAGGACCTGTGTACGCC